AGAGTCACAAGTACAAGGATTATTAGCAGCTTGGAAGGCAGCACGTCAATCAAGATCTACTGCATATCTAACTAGCACATTATCTTATGAAACTGTTGGCTTTAGTCCTAAAGATATGATGTATAACGAGGCATCGCAATATTTAGCCACACAAATTGCACGTGCTATGAATGTACCTGCATATTACATAAGTGCAGATATGAATAATTCCATGACCTATCAAAATATTATTGACGGCCGGAAAGAGTTTGTTTCTTATTCGCTACAGCCTTATATTTGTGCAATAGAAGACAGACTTAGCATGAATGATGTTACAGCTGCCGGACATACTGTGCGTTTTAATATTAGCGAAACATTTTTAAGATCAGATGACAAAGCAAGATTAGAGACAATAGAAAAGATGTTGACTTTAGGACTTATAGACCTAGAGCAAGCAAAAGAAATGGAAGATCTAACACCCAGCGGAAATGAAAGTGGCGATGCTGAGTACATTAACAGCACTAAAGGAGAAAATGCATGAGTGATATACAACAGGCCAATATACCTGCAAGCACGGTAACGCTATTAGCGTCAGCTGCTCGCACCGCAACAGTTACTGGCACAGCCGTTACTGGCTTAGCCGCTGCTAAACAGTTAGTAATGCAATTAAACGTTAGCGCAGCTAGCGGCACACTACCTACTTTAGACGTGGTAGTGCAGGACACAGTAGATGGCACTAACTGGAATACTATTGCTACATTTACACAAGCAACAGGTGTTACACGAGAAGTAATTAGATTAACTACTGCATTTACCGATCAATTAAGAGTAGTCGGCACAATCGGTGGTACTACCCCATCATTTACCTTTGCAGTACTAACATGGGCGGATTCAAATTGATTCTTACATTTAATAGCCAAATAGAAAGCGCAGACGGCGAGCGTAGAGTTATTGCTGGCAAAATTGTCCCGTTTGAGACCGCCGGCAATACAAGTGTTGGTAAAGTTGTCTTTGCTAAAGGTTCAATAGATGTCGGTGATCCCGGCAAGATAAAGATGCTTATGCAACATAGAAATGATAAGCCTATTGGCCGTATGCAGAATTTTAATGAAGCAGAAGATGGCATTTATGCTAGCTTTAAGATCAGCGCAAGTATGCAAGGATCAGATGCGTTAATGCTTGCAAGTGAGCAATTAATAGATGGTCTATCTGTGGGAGTAGATGTTATTAAATCATCACAGAAAAAAGATTATATTTATGTAACTAAAGCCACCTTAAAAGAGGTCAGCTTGGTTGAGTCACCAGCATTTACAGAAGCACAAGTAACTAAAGTTGCCGCTAGCGAAGGCGAAGCGGACGCAACAAATCAACCAACTACGGAAAGTGAGGCACAAGTGGACAACACCACCGAGCCAACAGCAGTACCAGTGGTAGAGGTTGCTCCAGTAGAGGCTGCACGCCCAACAATTAGTGCATCATTCTATACAGAGCCTCGCTCACCAATTAAGACACAAGCACACATGCTAGAACACAGCATCAAAGCAAAATTAGGTAATCACGAGTCAGCACAGTGGGTAATGAAAGCAGAAGCAGACGTAGCAAAATTTATGACTGCCGCCGATGATTCTTTCACCACTAACCCAGCATTTTCTCCAACACAGTTCGTACCTACAGTAGTAGATACACTTATTGGATCACGACCAGCTATTGATGCAATTGGATCACGTGCTCTTCCGGCAGCCGGAATGACCATAAGTGTTCCAAAAATTACCACTAGCGGAACCGTGGCAGAAACTGCGGAAGCAGCGGGCCCATCAGAAACCGGAATTGTTTCCAGTTATGTAAATCTAACAGTTAAGAAATATGCCGGACTTCAACGCTACAGTCTTGAGATTCTGGAAAGATCTTCTCCAGAATTTTTTGCAGCCATGTTAGACAACATGACCCGGGCGTACAATAAGGCTACGGATGCTGCCGTAATTGCAGCTCTTACAGCAAGTGGCACACAAGCTACAGCAGTAGCAGCATCATCTGCAGGAATTATCTCTTACGTATCTACAGAAGCACCAGCTGCATATCTTGCAACAGGTGAGTTAGCAACTAAGTACATCGCTGGTACATCACAGTGGTCACTACTATTAGGCGCAACCGATTCAACAGGTCGCCCAATCTACAATGCCGCTAACCCTATGAATAATGCTGGGTCTTCAGTGCCTACATCGCTGCGCGGAAACGTGCTTGGTTTAGACTTATATGTAGATCCAAATGCAGTTTCAACAACTATCGATGAGTCTGCATTTATTGTAGTTCCATCTTCAGTATCAATTTACGAGTCACCAATTCTACGACTTTCAACCAATATTCCAACCACAGGAGAAATTGAAACTTCTCTCTATGGATATATGGCTGTTGGTGTATTAGTTGCTGGTGGCGTTCGCCGCTTCAACCTAACGTAATAAGTTAGTTAATTTAATAATCCTCTAGGGTTTAGTAGCCCTAGCCCTAGAGGAGCTTTTTAAGAAAGGACACTATGGCCGCTGCAATGGTAACTATGCAAGAATTACGCACAAATCTTGGAATAGGCACTTTATATACCGATGCAACCGTAGAAGAGTGCTGCCAATCGGCAGAAGATTTAATACAAGGTTATTTATGGCATAACGATGCCCCAGTAGTCGGCTCATCTATAAGCAATAACGTAGCAACTTTAGTATTAGCAAATCCCGGTATCTTTGTGACTGGCCAATCAATAGTAGTAAGTAATTGTGGAAGCACATACAATGGCACATACACATTAACAGGATCATTTCCGGGCACTACAGTGCCGGCAAGTATTGGCACAGCATTCTGGAGTACATACGCATTTAGTTCATACCCTAACGGCTACAGCATTATTCAATACGCAAAGACAGCTGCAGACGATAACTTTCATTTTATTAAACCATACGGCCGAGCACTTGGCCCAGAGCATAAAGCACAGGCTTACACTGCGACCCCGGCCATAAGAGAAGCCGCGATGATAGTCGCGGTTGATATCTGGCAAAGCCGTCAAGTTAGTCAGACTGGTGGGGTAGGTATGGATGGGATCACTGCAAGTCCCTATAGAATGGGGTACCAACTGATAAATCGGGTACGTGGTCTCATCCAACCGTATTCTAGTCCTAATTCACTGGTCGGCTAATGCCAGCTGCAATTACCACACTACGCAGCACACTTGCAACAGACTTAGCCAATGCAGGCGTATGGTCAACCTTTAGTTTTCCACCAGCAACGCTATTAGCTAACAGCGTAGTAATTACACCTGGTGATCCATATTTAACACCTAGCAATAACGACTACATAACTATTGCACCATTAGCAAACTTTAAGATTCTTATGACTACGCCAGCATTTGATAATCAAGGCAATTTAGCAGGCATGGAAAACTTTATATTAGCAGTAGTAACTAAACTAGCAGCATCAAGTCTTACCCTAAACATATCTAGTATTTCAGCACCTGCTATAGTCAACGCAGCTAGTGGCGACTTGCTAGTATCTGAGATAACAGTATCAATCCTAACGAGTTGGAGTTAACATGAGCTACAAAGGATTTACAGAAGAAGAGCATAAGTTTCTGGTCAAAATAGGCCAGATTACCGACCAACCAGCAGCGGTTAAACGACCAGCGGCTAAGAAAGATGAGGACAACGAATAATGGCAATCTATCTAAGTAATGGCGTTGTTGTCACGCTGAACAGTGTCGCCCTAAGCGATCACGTAACAGCCGTAACAATTAACCGCTCATTTGATGAATTAGAAGTAACAGCTATGGGCGATACCGCTCACAAGTTCGCAAAGGGTCTAGAAGCCAGCACTATCACTATTGACTTCTTAAATGACACAGCAGCAGCTAACGTAAACGCAACACTACAGGCAGCCTGGGGTACTACAGTGCCACTAACAATTAAGCAGACTTCTGCAGCAATTAGCACAACTAACCCAGAGTATCAAACCACAGTACTTGTAAATAACACACAGGATGTAAACGGCGCAGTGGGCGACATAAGCACACAGTCAATTACATTTACCTGCCAAAGCCCTATAGTAGTTGACGTAACAGTCTAAGGAGTAATAATGGCAAAGCTAAAGATAACAAGGGCTAATGGTGAAGTATCTGAGCATAAGATAACACCAGGTGTCGAGTACGCTTTCGAGTTAAAGTATGGCGCAGGAATTAGTAAAGTCCTACGTGACCACGAACGGCAGACTGAGATTTACTTCTTAGCGCACGAGTGCTTACGTAGGGCTAACGTAACTGTACCTATATTTGGCATTGAGTTTATTGACAGCTTAGAAACTGTCGAGGTATTAGACGAAGAAAAAAAATAGTACAGCGTGACTCCATTCTTTATACAGTGGCTGCTTTAAGTGTAGAGACTGGGATCGCGCCTAGTGAGTTTATTAACATGGATACAGAAATGCTACGGGCTATTATCCAAGTGTTAAGCGATAGATCTAAGGAGATGAAAAATGCCAGTCGTCGTCACAGGCGTTAAGCAACTCCAAAAGGCTATGCGTGAAGTAGATAAAGATTTAAACAAAGAAATGTCAAAAAATATAAAGCAGGCTATGTTAATTGTGCGCAATAAAGCACGTGGATATCTACCGCAACAAAACGAAGTATTAAGCGGGTGGGGTAAAGGCACAGGATCAATAGACACAATTAAAGAACCGAATAGATTATTTCCACCCTACAACTACAATCTAGCAAAGAGCAAAGTGCAATATTCTGCAGGTCAAAATAAAGCAAACGACAAAGGATTTAGAGCTGCATTTTATGTATATAACAATTCTCGATCAGGAGCAATTTTTGAAACAGCAGGTCGTATAGGCAGGCCTAGAGGTAATAAATCGTTAAATCCGCAAGCACCTGAGCAATTTAATTCAGCTGCAGAAATGCTAAGTAGCATGAAAGGTCAAGGCAAACAACGAGGCCGTGTGATCTATCGTGCATGGGATGAGACTAAAGATGTAATTATTCCAAAGGTAGTTAATGCTATTGATACCGTAGCCGCAAAGTTTAAAAAAGACACAGAACTTAGAAAGGCTGCATAGTGCCTAATTTAATTGTAAGCGCAGTTAGCACCTTTGATAACAAAGGATTAAAGAAGGCTAAAAAAGAAGTAAGCACCTTTGAAAAACAAATAAAAAGTTTTGCTAAAGTCTTTGCTGCAGCGTTTAGCGTTAATGCCCTGACCAATTACAGCAAAAAAGCAGTACAGGCATTTATGGCCGATGAGAAGGCCGCCAAATCATTAGAGCAACAATTAAAAAACACTGGCTATCAATTTAGCGCACCAGGTGTAGAGCTGTATATTGCTAACCTACAAAAAGCCACAGGCGTAGTAGATGATGAATTACGCCCAGCCTTCCAGCAATTATTGACAATAACAGGCTCAATTACAAAGAGCCAGGATGCATTAAACACAGCATTAAACGTAAGCGCAGCTACAGGTAAATCATTATCAGCTGTTACCACAGCCTTGGCACGTGGCTATGCAGGTAACACTGCAGGCTTAAGTAGATTAGGTGCTGGTCTAAGCAAAACATTATTAAAGACTAACGACATGAATAAAATCATGGAAGAACTTAATAATAAGTTTGCCGGACAATCTGCAGCGCGATTAACTACCTACGCTGGAAAGATGGATCTATTAAAGGTAGCAGCAGCTAATGCACAAGAAATTATAGGTAAAGGTTTATTAGATGCATTAACTGCATTAGGTGATGATAATAGTATCGAAGGCCTAGCCAATAACATGGAAGATTTTGCCACAGCTACAAGTGAAGTAATCTATGGCCTTGGCGTAGTCATTAAAAGAATTAAAGAATTAACAACTATACCTGGATTAGGCAGTCTATTTGATGTAAGGAATATTCCAGTCGTAGGTGCGTATGTAGGTGGCTTGCAACAAATAGGCAGAAATGCTATGCCACAGCAAGACCGAGGCGGTCAGGAAAGAACTGCAGGCCGTATCAATGCTCAACAAAGAAAATTAGAATCACAGGTAATTAAAAACGCTGTTACATTACGCAAAGCAGAGAATGAGCAACTAAAGAAAAAGACTGCCGTAGATGCATTACGTGATAAGTTTGACTTAGAGCGCATAGGACTTACAACTGCACTAAACGCTGCTACCGATGAAGAGACTAAGTTACGCCTAAAATCACAGTTAGCAATCTTAGACAATAACGAGGCTTTGGCTAAGAAGTTACTAGCAGAGATGGCAGCGGCAGAAGCTGCAAAGAAATTAGCACTTTCGGTAGGAGATCTAGAAGCTGCGTTTAAGGCAACTATAGCAAGACTAGCAATTTATGATCCAGTAAGAAACATAGCACCTGGCCAGACTGGCGGAATGTCTACTAGTATATCTAACGTACCATCTACGCCATTTATAGGCACACCCTTTGGCCAAGCAGGTGGTAATACAGGCCCAATAAATGCCACACCAGTAAATGTAACCTTAGAGTTAGCACCTAACGCTGGTGAGTTTGGTCAGTTAATTTATAACTCATTTTTAATAAATCAGAAGAATGGTTTAGCACAGACAGTTAATGGCGGATTGTAATGACCCTGCCTGTAATAAATGCAATAATTAATTTTAGCACTGGCCCTAGTTTTGCTCAGGCTATGATTATTGACCAAGGTATTTTAGGCACTAACGTTTTAGCTGGTGATAATAATGTTGTAGTAGATGTGTCTAATCAAGTTAATCGTGTTGAGACTAGCCGAGGCCGTAACGCATTATCAGATCAATTTCAAACAGGCGCATTAACCCTACGCATAGTAGATCAAAATGGCGACTTTAACCCACAGAATGTTACTGGACCGTATTATAATTTATTAACACCTATGAGGAAAGTGCAAATTACTGCTACCTTTAACAACGTTACTTACCCTATCTTTTCAGGATTTATTACCTCTTATGTAACTACTTATCCTAAAGATGCAGAAGAAGTTGCATATACTGAGATTAAAGCGGTAGATGCATTCAGATTAGCGCAAAATGCACAAATTAGCACAGTTACAGGTGCTATTGCAGGCGACCTATCTGGTACACGTATAAATCAAATATTAGATGAGATTGATTGGCCAGCAACGCAGCGTGATATTGATGCAGGACTGACTACTATGCAGGCAGACCCCGGCACTAACCGCACAGCACTGCAAGCCCTAACCACTGTGTCAACGTCAGAGTATGGTGCTTTATATGTAGATGCAAATAATAATTTTGTATTTCAGGATAGAGCTTTAACTGTCTCATCTATTGGCGGAACACCTACAGTCTTTGCAGATAATGGCACAGGTATTGTTTATTCTGACGCATCATGGATACTTAACGACACACTTATATTTAACAAATCTACTATCACTAGAAGTGGTGGCACAGCACAGGTAGCATCTAATCAAGCCTCTATAGATAAATACTTTCTACACAGCTACTTTTTAGACAACCTACTTATGCAGACCGATGCAGTAGCCCTAGATTACGCTTTGGCCTATACAGCTAGTAGAGCTGAGACCACAATTCGATGTGATGCCATTACCCTTGATCTATACACGCCTAACTATGACACAGGCGTAGTAGCAGCCCTAGATCTAGATTTCTTTGATCCTATAACCATCATAACTACTCAGCCAGGCGGATCTTTGCTAGAGAAGACCCTACAGATTTTTGGTGTCAGAATGAACATAACACCGAATAGTTGGAAAACAACCTTTACAACACTCGAACCTGTCATAGATGGGTTTATAATAGGCAACGTAGATTACGGTGTCTTAGGACAAAACGTACTATCTTATTAAGGAGATATAATGGCAACAGGATTTCCAGCATCAACAGGTGACGTACTTACCTCTGGCATGTTTAATGGCTTAACTTCATTTACAGTAGGCACTGCTAACACAGTAGATTACACAGCTGTAAGTGCAGACCAATATCAAGTATTAGAAATAATGAACAAAGCCACAGCAATAGCATTTAAGATTCCAACCGATGCATCTGTAGCATTTCCAGTTGGCACAGCAATCACAGTATTAAATATTGGTGCAGGTACTTGCACAATTAGCGCAGTAACACCAGGTACTACTACAGTATTAAGTGCAGGCGCAGTAGCAGCATCACCAACACTTACACAATATAAAACAGCAGTGTGCATTAAAACAGGAACAGATGCTTGGTATGTAGTCGGGGCTATTTCATAAATGTTAAATATTATTCATGGCTCATATCCCTCAGCCCCTGCAGCACCTTTAGTAGTTGACTATTTAGTAGTAGCTGGTGGTGGTGCTGGTGGTTCTGATTTAGGTGGATTTTCTGGTGGTGGTGCTGGTGCTGGTGGTTTAAGATGCACAGTTACTGCTACTGGTGGTGGTGGAAGTTTAGAGACTGCTCTTTCACTTACAGCGGGTAATTCATACACTGTAACAATTGGTGCTGGTGGTGCTAGTAGTGCAACAGGTGGAGCAGATGGTGGAAACGGGGCAAACTCTGTTTTTTCTACTATTACATCAACAGGCGGTGGTGGTGGTGGCGGTGGAACAAACAAAAATGGTGTAACTGGTGGTTCAGGCGGTGGTGGTTCTGCGGGATCTACTGCTGGAACTGGTGCTAGTGGTACAGCAAATCAAGGTTTTGCAGGTGGTAATGGAAACAGTGGTGGCGCAGATGCAAACATTCAATCAGGTGGTGGCGGTGGTGCTAGCGCAGTAGGTGCTAATGCAACTGGTTCTGCTGGTGGTAATGGTGGTAATGGAGTAGCAACTTCTATATCAGGTTCATCAGTTACTTATGGTGGTGGCGGTGGTGGTTCTTCATATAATCAAACAAATGGCAGTGGCGGTTCAGGTGGCGGTGGTGCAGGTAGCATTGTTACAGGCACTCCAACTGCACCTGTAAGTGGCACAGCAAATACTGGTGGCGGTGGCGGTGGCGGTGGTGCTTCCGGTGTCCGTAATGGCGGTAATGGCGGTTCAGGAGTTGTTTTGCTTAGATACCCAAATAATTACACAATTACTATCGGTGCAGGTTTAACTGGATCTACTACAACAGTCGGTGCAAATAAAGTAAGCACAATTACAGCTGGCACTGGAAATGTGAGTTGGACATAATGGCACATTACGCATTCTTAAATAACAATATAGTAACTGAGGTTATTACAGGTATTGATGAAACAGAAACTATTGAAGGTTTAGATACTGAAACATGGTACGGAAACTTTAGAGGACAAACCTGCAAGCGCACTTCATATAATGGCAATATTAGATATAACTATGCAGGTATTGGTTATACGTATGATGTAGATCGTGATGCATTTATAGCACCAGAACCTGATAATGCTATTGGTTTTGATGAAGTTACTTGCAGATGGATAACACCAGAGCCTGAGCCTAGGTTATGAAACCATGGCTATGCGCTGCAGGTACACAGTTAAGAGATCAGATTGATACCTGGTACCCAGATCGCCGCTCTACCTCTGATGGGTGGGTGGGTGATGCTCGTCATTCCGCCACAAAATCGGATCATAATCCAGATGCAAATGGGTGTGTACGAGCCATTGATGTTGATTCTCGCTTGGATTCATCCGAAGGGATCTCAATATATCTGGCTGACCAAATCAGAAAATGTGCGAAAACCGATAAGCGCATAT